TAGGAGTCAGGCTGACCTGATCAACAGTTTGCTGGCTTTCGGTAGGAGCGCCCGATTCCGCCACCCAATATCCTGTGCCTCCGCCGGATTGACGAGGGATTGCAACGTTGCCGCTCAAACCTGTCAAAACGGTGGCACCCGCCTGATCAAGCGCCGAAGCATTACGCAACAGATCGATAAATGATGCGCTGACAAGATCAGTAGCAACAAGGTTGCCACCAGCAGTTGCCGTGCCCACAACCAAATCACGCTTCATCACATCCTGTGGGACAGTGATACCACGAGATTGACGGCCAAGCTTGGCAGCAGCAGCTTCAGATGCAGCAATCTCAAAACTAGCCGCTTCACGCGCTGCGCGATCAGTTGGGTTGGCTAGATAGTTGATGGCACGCTGGAAGGAGAATTGACCAGCCTCCTGATGTGTCATGCCAATGTCAGCTTCTGTGGTGCTAACTGGCTTTTCTTGTACGCCCATTTTTTCTAAAAGTGCAGAACGGAATTCGTCAAGACCACGAGAATTTGCAATGAAATCCTGTGCCATTTCGCTGTTCTTGGTGCGTTGACCAAGGGCGATGATGTCGGCCATTTCCTTTGCCTTGGCCTGGGCGGCCTCAGCGCGGATGACCTCTAAGTTGAGGGGTTGATCCACGGTTGTAACTCCGAAAGTGGTTGGTAAAACGGCTGAGGCCGTTGATGCTCCTTCATTATGATAGAAGGAGCGCCCTATGCCGACGGATGCATCGGCTGGGATAGATACAAGGCTGAGCTCAAAGGGCTGGAAGTTAGTGGCGCGGAAAGTCACTGGGTCAGTGGACTGATCCTCTTCCATCGCATTGATCCTGTAGCCAAAGCTGACGTTACGGATAATTCCATCACGAACCAGCTCTTGCATCTCACGACCTAGATCGTTGTTTGCAAGCTTGACTCGCGCATATCCGCGCTTGTTTTTGATGTATGCCTTTTGCACCACCCCAATAATTCGATCAGGATCATGCTGGTACAGCAGCGGTGCGCCATCATTCAACCGCTTTAGATCCATGGATTTTTCATCCATGCTCAGCACTTCCATGCCGTACATCCGCTCGACTGGAGTCTCACTGGCAAACGGAAATTCCAGTGTCCTCTCGTCGTCGCCAGATACAAACTCAGTGTGAGCAGAGCGCACCAGCAGCTTGCCTTCTACAAAGCGCAATGCTGCAATCTTGGTCAGCGTTGAAAACTTGTGCCCAACTAGCCGATCAGTGGCTTCATACTCACCGTCATTCTCTCGGTACACCCGGATCAATGCTGCTGGATCTTCAGCCGATGCTGTGATCGTAAAAGAAGAGTCAGGCACATCAATGCTCCCTTCTCTTGAGATCCGAGTGATCTTGCCGCGTGCCATGCCGCCAGAAGAATTCCACTGCACAAAATCACCAACGCTTAGCGCATCAGGAGCAGCTCGCTCAACTTGATCAGTAATTGGTTCCATAGATCGCTCCCTTGCGTTTTTGATTGCGTTGGATTTAGCGGTGCTCCAAGTTTGACCAGGATCACCACCCCATGCTGCCCATGCTACGCGACCCGGTGAGGGATAGCCGTCACCATCAGGGCGAAACCCTTTGCCTTGCTTGTCAACCTCATGCCGCGCAAACCAAGCAGACATCTCAATAACAGTGTCTTCGCTTAGGTCAGAACCAGACAAGATTTGCGTTGCTCGTGCTGCAGCAACCTCAGTGCCACCCGCCTGACCTTCTTTTTTCCATGCCTTGTAGCGCCGTGCTTCGGCTTTCATCCCATCAGTGGGAGACAGGTCAATAGCAGCCATCAGTCAATGTCCTCAAGTTCAGGCTCATCTTCATGTTCTATCGGATGCTCCGTCACTGGTGAGGGCATGGGCTGTGACACTCCATTACTGGACACTTGAGTTGGGTCAGTATCCAGCACAATGCCAAACTCATCTGCCACTGCCAGCTCGTGCTGCCGCTGACGCATCTGCTCATCAAAATCACCGCCATGCAAGGCAATGACTTGCGATAGCGTCATGATGCCGCTGCGAATCATGTCCTTGTAAGCAGCCGCTTCCTTTTGTGGGTCCACAAACTGAGCAGCAGGAGCAATCCACTTGGCAGTCTCATAACGATCAGGATCGCTGTCAAACCCAGGCATCTCCAAAACACCTGCCAGCACTGCCATCTCCATCCACTTGCAGTACACCTCTTGGCATAGCGCATCAATCAAATACTGCTGCAGCGTCTTGTAATGTGCTCGTGTTTCAAGCAGTTCAAGCCGCGATGAGCTGTAGTTGGACTGCGAGAAGTCACTGGAAACCTGCGTGTAGCTGCAGCCAACCCCAGCCGCAACTGCCCGGAGCATCTGTTGGACAAATGGCGTGAAGGAGTCATCAGGCCGGTTAGGCGTGAAGAACTGCATCTCCTCGCCTGGTGCCAAGCGGCGAATACTGCCTGGAGAGAAATCCAGAACTGAATCTTGATCAAAGGTGCCATCCTCAAACAATTCTTGATCTGGCGTCTTGACAAAAGCCATCATCGAGGAGCTTGCCCTTGCTGCCACAATTTCAGATTCCTCATAGCCACTGAGGTTGCGCAGCCGCATGATTGCTGACGCAAATGCAGATACACCACGGGTTTGACCTGGGCGTTCTGCAATGAATAGGTGCAGCACATCTTCGGCTGGGATGCGCACCCGACGCTTGGTTGCCTTGCTGGCATACGCAAATTGGTAGTCGCCAGGGTGATAATCAAAGAAGTGGTACGCGACAGGTCGCCCCCACTTATCAATCTCTACACCCATCCGCACTTCATTGCCGTTTTTCTCAATGCCGCTGTAGTCATCATCCAACAAGTCGGATTCGATGATTTCAAGGCCAAGCGGCACCTTGCTGCCACCAAACGGTTGCTTAACAAATCGTATAAATACCTCGCCAGATTCCATCACCGAGGTGATCGACAGCCGCTGAATGTCAGCCCATGTCAACTTGCCTGCGCAGTGGCATCGCTTTGCAACCGTCCACCTTGCCCACTCGTCCTCGATGCGGCGGTTCATTTCATCCGCCAACCTCCCGCCACGCTGCATCTGCACCTGTGCTTGCAGCTTGATGCCGGTGCCAACCACGTTGTTGCGCACTGCACGCAATGCAGCCTTTGCAAAATCAGAGTCACGCACCAGTTGCCGGGCACGGTTGCGCAGCATCCTGATGCTGCCTCGAATCTCGCTATCAGCCGATGTGGCTTGGCTGATCCAGTCAGAGGTGAGGCGATTGTTTTGCGCAGCGGCATAGGCACGTTTTGCCATCTGCATCCGCTTTTGCTGCAGGTTTAGCTTCTCTTCAAGTGGTGCAGTGCGACCAAAACCCCAGATAGCCATTAGACGAACCTCACTTTGGCAAGACCAGGATTACCAAGACCCTGACGGATCTTTTCAGCTTTGCGCTCCATTGCAATCTCAGATTTCAAATCATCGCGTAATTGCAGCAGCTCCACCATCCGGTAACGCTTCAAGCTGCGGTTGCCAATTGCATATTCCTGCACCATCCCGCCTTGCGCCAAGGTGCGAATAGCAGTCTCAACATGAGACAAGTCAATCTCAGCGCGAGATCGGTCATCAAATGCACCCGGCGTTCCCGTGTACTTTGCTGTTGCTTTGACCGTAAACTGCCCGCGCCCTGCCGTGAATGACAGCGATCCAGATACCGCAATTGCTTGCCATGCCCATTGCCCTGCATCAAATCCACTCGTGACCGTGGCGCTTGCTGTTACACGCCATCCCGTATCCTGAGCAGCTCCGACAATTGCAGCGCCCTCTGATGCTGTATTGGTACGCGCATACCATGTCAGCGTGTAAGTGCTGCTTTCGATCAGCGTGCCAATTGCATCCGTAAATGCAGGCACATCAAAAACGACCGTATCGCCTGCAAAAATCAGGTTGGGGACAAGGATGCTCACCAGTTAGTAACGAATGAAGAGTTTTGTCTTGCCGCCCTGCGCTGTGGCGGTCGGTACGGTGATTCTACTGCTACTGCCTCCACCACTTGCTTTGTGGGCACCTCCTCGATTGCTCTGGTGAATTGCTCGAAAATTGTGTTCCGGTTGAACCGCATATACAGGAAATGCAAAGCCGCATAGCTATAAACAAAACAATCCAGTGCTTCGTTGCGATCACTTGCTTTTTTCTTCCACTCACGAATCGCAAATCCCTTCACATACCGCACCACCTGACGCTCTGAGGTCAATTGCTTGAAATACTCCTGCCCAGCCTCCGCATGAAAGTGGATGAACCCCACACCCACCTCGTTGTGCTTCATCCGCCCAAACAGCGTGCTCTTGATCGTGTCCACACCAACTGGGAACACCTCCGCTGATCCCTTGAGCACCTGACCTCTGTAGTTAATATCAACCTTGGAGGGCTTCCCCATCGGCGGTTTATTCCTAACCGATTGGCCCTTCAACGCAAAAATTCCTTTTCCTCTCCGGCTTCTTGCATACGCATACACCTCTGATGTGTAGTGGCCGCCGGAGTCAACGCCAATAGCGGATACCTTCACCCGCCCACCGTTGGCATGGGGATAGTCCCTTAAAACAAGGTCATCAACTTGCTTCCACAACTTGTCACCTGCTGGATCGCCATAAATCTCGGTGTGGCCAATCAGCCAACACTCCTCACCACTGCCCCATGCGTACAGCCCTATGGCGACGCGATTGTCTTGTACGTCAACCCCAGCCGTCAATATCGATGCACCGTCTGGCACCTCCCCAGCAGGGTAAAACTCGGCACGTTCCGCCAAGCTCTCTGCTCCTAGCCGCGCTCCTGTCTCCTCTTCCCATGACTCACCCAACACCGTGTTAACAAATGTCTTCAGCAGCGGTGCATCATTCTTGGCACGCAAAAATTCACCCACAATCTCAGGCCAGCTTTTCCAACCCAGTGGTGAATACAGCGATGACAGGTGGAAGCCCACTGTGCGCTCGTCTTGACTGGTGGCCATTGCACGCCACTCACCCTTGCGCAGCATCTCACTCTTAAAATGCTCTGGGATGTGCGCTCCGCATTCCTCGCATACATACGCAGCAGTCTTCGGATCACCATCACGCCACTGCAAATTCTTCCACTGCAGCCATTGCTTGTGATCACAATGCGGGCATGGCACAAAATATCGCCGTTGATCTGATGCCAGATACTCCGTCTCAATTCGACTCGTATCCTTCACCGTTGGCGTTGATGTCAAAATTATCTTCCGCCTGCTAAAAGTTGACGCACGGCGTTCTGCCAGCGCACATGGGTCGCCCTCACCATCCACATCACTTGGGAAGGCATCAACCTCATCAAGCAGTACCCACCGACAAGGAGCAGAGCGCAACCCCGTAGCACTGTTTGCACCCGTGAGCAATAAAATCCCGCCGGAATACTCTTTGCTGAACATCGTGTTGCCTGAATCCCTGCTTCGAGCAGGAGCGACCTTCTCCGCCAAGCATGGTGTTTCATGAATTAATGAGTCCAGGCGTTGCTTGCTAAGACGTTTTGCCATCTCAATTGTTGGCTGCACAAACAGTGCTGGCCCTGGCGCATAGTCGATCATGTACCCCACCACATTATTGATTGCTTCTGTCTTGCCGAGCTGCGCACCAGCCATGAACACCACACGTTGCACCGTCGAGCTGGCTGACATGCAATCCATGATCTCCTTCAGATATGGCGTTCGATCAGTGCGCCATGGCCCTGGCTCTGCACTTGCCTTGCTGGACAGCATTCGATATGCATCTGACCACTGGCTCACCGTCATCTTTGGGTCAGGCTTCAATCCCTCACGAAATGCACTGCGGTAAATCAAGCTGCCGTCCAGCATCACACCACCTCCTCAGTGGTCAAGCTTTCTAGTGCTCGCCTGATTTCATCCGTCAGCATTATGTGGATCACCACTGGATCGGATTCTGCTGCAATTTGATTGCTCACCCGATCTGGAATGTTGTTCAATGCATCGCGCACTCCACGCGCTGCGCTAAATGCCTCACGCTTCACGCGACTCACCTCGATCAACTGCTCTTCTTTGATCTCTAGGTCCAACCGAGCCAGCTCAGCCCTGAAATGCTCAGACTTGGCGCGGCTTTCGTTGAACCCTGGAATCTCAAGGTCAGATGTCTTGAGTCTCGTGGGACTCACTGTGAGATACGGGTTGTCGTCGTTATACGCCGCAATCGCTGCATCCTTGTCCCACGCGATCTTGCGCCGCACTTGCTTGAAGCAACCAACAAAACGACCTGCTGTCTTTAGCTGGCTGATCCTTCCTTCACTGATACCAAGGGTTTCAGCGAGATCTTTGGTGTCGCAGGTCTCCATAACACCCAATTTAGCCCTCTTTAGGCCCCGAAGTGCAGCGGAACACTTTTTAGGCATATAATGGTCAGCTTTTGCATTTTGC